AACTAATCGACCAAATTATGGATCGACTTGATACACTACCAGATGACCACGAGGTAATTCAATATGTTACTGACCGCAAAATCCCTCGCGATGCTTTTAGTCGGCTGTATTTCATACCTAATGTTAAAGACATCATACAACTTAATGCCAAATACAAAGAGTCCATCATCACAACCGAGCCGAGGCTTGCGATTCCTTTTTTTGATGGCTCTGGTAAACTCTTGGTTGTTAGCCTTCGCGGAATCCGAGGCGAGTCGTTACGTTATATTAATGTTAAGGTAGATGAAGATGCGCCATCCATTTTCGGTCTGGATAAGGTCGATCCTACAAAAGAAATACTTGTCGTCGAAGGGCCCCTTGACTCCCTTTTTCTGGATAATTCTATCGCTTGTGCTGGAACGTCATTCGGAAAAATCGACCAACTCCCGATACAAAAAGAAAAAATAACAATTATTTTTGACAATCAACCTAAAAACCGAGAAGTCGGTAAGTTGATGAATAAGTATATAGATATGAGTTATAAGATGGTAATCTGGCCAGACAGTGTTCCCGGTAAAGATATCAATGAGATGATTGAAAATGGATTGACACCCGATGAAATTCATGCTATTATAAATGATAATACGTTTCAAGGACTAGCAGCAAAGGCAAGATATGCCATGTGGAGAAAGATATGAAGTTTAAACCCAATGATATACTAATACTAGGTGATAGCTTCTGCTCTGCACGGGAAGAACCTACCGACTGGCCCATGGTTGTAAGTCAAAAATTAACTGGTTATAATCATATTCCAAGAGGAGTAGGTTTTGCTGGTGGAAGCTGGTGGAGTGTTCGGCGGGCATTACTTGAAGAAATTCAAAAAGGCATTCCAAAAGTATTAATATTATGCCATACCGAAGCTAATAGAATTCCTAACGACTACAACTTAGGAATAAATTATCGCAGTGTCAGAGACGGCAGGCTGGCCAGAAAACATTGTAAAGAGGATATTAGTGAAGAAAAATTACAACGTATTATAGAAGCTGGTAAATTATATTATGAAGAACTATGGTCACTTGAATACTGCGGATGGGCACAAAAGTCATGGTTTCGAGAATTAGACCAAATGATAGAAAAATGGTGTATTCCTTATGTCATACACTTACGATGTTTTGCCGACAGTAGCGACTACATATTTAAAAATTCTATAACTATCCAAGAAGCTTTAGTCTCAATACAGTCGCATGATCCATCTATACGTTCAATCATGCACAATCACTTTTCAGATGATTTGAACCAAAAATTTGGAAACAAAATGGTTGAACTAATACTGAATTATGAGACAGGCCGGAAAAAACTGAATTTGCCGGTAAACTATCCCAAGTGGGGGAAAGTATGAGCGAATTGGTAGCCAATGAATATGGCGTAGAAATATACCATACTAGAATTACAAAGTTGCGTATCCATCGCACAGATGATATGTGGTTGGTCGAGTATCGACGCCAGCCTCGCTGGTTCCTTGGTCTTGACCGCTGGTGGTGGTTCGATGATGGTAGATATGCAGATTATGCCGACGCAACTGACCGTGTAGACCATCTATTGGGTGTTGGTTTCGTAAGTAAGGCACAGTTCCAGACAGTTAAAGAATTTAATGTAGAATAATGCTACTGTCTCATAGTAAAAGGTTTATGTTTTTTCATATACCTAAAACCGCTGGCACTTCTGTTAGACTTGCATTATCCGAACATTCTGAACCTATCATGGTATTAAAACAAAATTTTGACCCTATTGTTATCAACCAAACCCTCGCGAAAAAATTCGTAAGTTTGCCCACTGATTACAAAGAATTTGTTATAGTTAGAGAGCCGTTAGCTAGATTAATTAGTGTGTTTAGATATGGAAATAATCCTAGTAAATTTGGCACGTTCTCGAATTTTTGTCAAAGAATGAGAGAGCATTATACCACACCTGTTTTGACTAACTTTTATGATTCGCAATTATCATGGATAGAAAATTCCATTACAGGAAACATAAAGATATTTAAATTGGAAGATTTATCCTCTCTTGGAGAGTATCTAGACATTGAAAATTTCGAATTGCCCAGAGAGAATGTAAATCCTATTCATATAGATATAACTCCCGAGCAGAGAAATTTCTGTCTAGAATTTCTCAAAAAAGAATATGAAATATTAGGCTATTAATTGAAGGATCCTATTTTAATGAGTGAAGTAAATCTAGTAAGTCTGTCTAAACCGTCTGCTTATACAGAATGTAACACTGCTAATGAACTTGTGGCATGGGCAGCAAGAGTATCTAATCCTTCAAACCAAAATAACACAGCAACAGCACCTAAGTTGGTTCGATATCTAATTCAGAACCAGCATTGGTCACCACTGGAGATGGTCCATGTCGCAATGGAAATCAAAACAACACGAGATATTGCCCGCCAGATTCTGCGGCATAGTTCTTTCAGATTCCAAGAGTTCAGTCAACGTTACGCCGATCCAACCAAGGATTTGGGATTTGTTATACGGGAAGCACGCCTGCAGGATGCCAATAACCGACAAAACTCGGTCGAAGTCGATGATAATGGATTGGCTGAAGAATGGGCAATGAGACAGGTAGCCGCCACTGATGCTGCTTTAGATGCTTATGAGTGGGCAATTGAGAATGGTATTGCCAAAGAACAGGCGCGGGCTGTTCTACCGGAAGGTAATACAGAGTCCATCATTATCATGGCAGGTTCTCTGCGTTCATGGGTTCACTACTGCCAGCTTCGCATGGACAAAGCCACACAGAAAGAACATCGTATTGTAGCAGAACAGTGCTGGACAATCATCGGCCAACACTTCCCCGATGTAATCAAGGCACTAGATGACATGGCGGCATGGGCAGAGTTTGAACGGAAATTACCTTGACCAAAAATCTGGAAACTTTTTCAAAACCCGCGAACCCAATTTTTTTCGCGCCAAATTTTTAACTCAAAAAAGTCGGGTAGAAAATAATGAAAATTCTTGTTACTGGCCACGAGGGATTTATCGGTAGAAATGCCATGCGCATTCTATCAAAAGACTTTGAGGTTATTCCATATCAAGGTGATATCAGAGACTTCAAAATCTCTGACTATTATTACGCAGTCCTTCACCTAGCCGCCCTCGCTGGTGTTAGAAAGAGTTGGGACAATCCAGAAGAATACTGGGATGTAAATGTTACTGGTTCGAAGAAAGTGTTCGATGAATGTGAACGGCTGAACCTTAGATGTGTCTATGCCTCATCTTCTTCCATATATGAGTGGTGGAAGAATCCATATGCCACTAGTAAAAAGGCTATGGAAGAACTAGCGCCCAAATATTCGGTGGGTATGAGATTTCACACTGTTTATGGACCAGATTCCAGACCCGATATGTTTTATGATATGATGCTAAACAACAAAGTAGAATATCTGACAGACCACAAGCGAGACTGGACACATGTAGAAGATGTTGTCTCCGCAATCAAAATTATCTTGACAGACACGAGAATTTCGTGTAAGTTAGATATTGGTTCTGGTGATCCAGTATCAGTAATTGATGTTGCCAACGCATATGGATATCGTGATGTTCCAATAAAAGAAGTCTTCGGTGAAAGACAAGAGACACATGCAGACATATCCTTACTAAAAAGTTATGGTTGGGAACCAAAGTTTAACATTCTAGAGGAAGCGAAAAATGCCAGATACAGTTACAGTGCAGTATGATGCCGTTTCGGATGAACATTATATCGCTTGGGATGGACTTGAACAAGAAACGGGTTGGAAGCCCGGTGATACAATAATTTGGACGGAAAATAAAGATGGGAGTTATACATTGACTAAGAAGAATAATAATTATCAGAATGATGTTGAACAGTTTATGGTCGCAGCCGACCAGTATATCGGTGCTACTCCACATCTAAATGAAAATAATGAGGCTCAAGCCAAGCTATATATTGATCTAATTGATGAGGAATTCCGTGAACTTTGTGACGGGTTTCTTCGTCGCCACATCGGAGATGTTGCTGACGGCGGCGCAGACCTAGTATGGGTTGTTAAGGGTTTGTTTGCCACGCTGGGCATTAACTTTGATGCCGTATGGGAAGAAGTTCGTGCGTCGAATATGAGCAAGGTTTCCGAGAGCGGAAAAATTAAAAAGAGGAATGATGGTAAGATTCTGAAACCAGATACTTACTTTAAACCAGACATCGAAAAAGTTTTAAAGGAACAGGGACTATAAATGGCAAGAGAGAATTATCTGGATATTCAGATTGACTTATCACGGGACTCCCTGTTTGACAAACTAGGTATTCAGCGACTTCAAGAATCATACATGAAGGACGATGAAACGTCACCACAACATCGATTCGCTTTTGTTTCAAAGACGTTTGGTTCTAATCCTGAACATGCGCAACGTCTATACGAATATGCGTCGAAGCACTGGCTCTCGTATGCGACTCCCATTCTTTCGTTTGGTCGGTCTAAGCGTGGAATGCCAATCAGTTGTTTTCTAAACTTCATTGATGATACTGCGGAGGGTCTAGTTGAAAATCTTTCAGAAACTAACTGGTTGTCTATGCTTGGTGGCGGCGTTGGTATTGGTTTTGGTATTCGCGCCGCAGATGATAAGTCTACTGGCGTTATGCCTCACCTTCGCACTTATGATGCTTCTAGTATGGCTTACCGTCAAGGTCGCACTCGTCGTGGTTCTTATGCTGCTTATCTGGATATTTCTCACCCTGATGTTGGGCTTTTTCTAGAAATGCGCAAGCCAACGGGCGACCCCAATATGCGGGCGCTCAACTTGCACCACGGAATAAACATTACCGACGATTTTATGCAAATCATCGAACGTTGTATGGCAGATGATGATACCGACGATAGCTGGAATCTAACTGACCCTAAGTCAGGTGAAATTCGTGATACTGTTTCTGCTAAGGAACTTTGGCAGAAGATACTTGAATTGCGAATGATGACAGGTGAACCGTATATTCACTTTATCGATGCATCGAACCGTGCATTGCCTGATTTTCAGAAGGCATTGGGTCTAAAGATTCACCAATCAAATCTTTGCTCGGAAATCATTCTTCCTACTGATAGGAAGCGCACAGCCGTTTGTTGCTTGTCTTCTGTTAACTTAGAATATTATGATGCATGGTCGAAAGATCCATTGTTCCTGAAGGACATGGCAGAAATGCTAGACAATGTTCTCCAGTATTTCATTGACAATGCACCGAAGCAAGTTTCGAGAGCAATCTACTCGGCCAAGCGTGAACGTTCTATCGGTATTGGCGCTCTGGGCTTCCATGCTTATCTCCAGCGCAAGGGTGTTGCATGGGAGTCGGCAGTTGCTAAGGGTACCAATATGCGTATCTTTAAGCACATTAAGACACGCCTAGATGCTGCTAATCTAGAACTAGGTACAGAACGTGGCGAAGCACCTGATGCTACTGGCACGGGTCGCCGTTTCAGCCACATGCAAGCAATTGCGCCTAATGCATCTTCATCTATTATCATGGGCAATACCAGTCCGTCGATTGAACCGTGGAGAGCAAATGCATATCGTCAAGATACCTTATCGGGTTCATTCCTTAATAAGAATAAATACCTTGACGGAATCATTAAGTTTGAATCAGTGACCCAGAAAGATGGTTGGTATGACGAAGTTTGGTCTTCTATTATCGCCAACGATGGTTCGGTTCAACACCTTACTTGGATGGATGCAATAACCAAGGAAGTCTATAAGACCTCCATGGAAATTGACCAACGGTGGGTCATTGAACACGCGGCAGACAGACAGAAGTTTATTGACCAGGCACAGTCTCTCAATCTATTCTTCCGTCCGGATGCTAATATAAAATATCTTCATGCGGTACACTATCTTGCATGGAAACAGGGTCTAAAAACTCTATATTACTGCCGTTCCGAGAAGATTGGTAAGGCAGATAAGGTATCAAAACGAATCGAAAGAGACGCAATTAAAGAAATTGACTTTAAGGCGATGATTGATGGCGATGCATGTATAGCTTGCGAAGGGTAAACGAATGACACAATATTTTGCACAAATAGTATCAAAACCAGATTGCCCATATTGCGTAAGAGCAAAAGAGTTTATGCAGGGCATGGATATTAAATATACTGAGATGGTAGTTGGCCAAGATTGTGTCTGGGAAGACATTACAGCACAACTTCCCAATGTGACCACCGTTCCACAGATTTGGATTAACGGCGAACATGTTGGTGGTTATGACGATCTAATCAAATGGGCAGCGGAGGTATAATGTCTAATCTTTTAAGCGAACGTTCTTATTTTAAACCTTTCAATTACCCATGGGCATATGATGCTTGGTTGAAGCATGAACAGTCACACTGGCTTCACACCGAAGTCCCAATGATTGAAGATGTCAACGATTGGAAGAAGCGCCTCAATGACGGTGAAAAGCACTTTCTCACAAATATTTTTCGTTTCTTTACACAAGGTGATATCGATGTGGCGGGTGGTTATGTAAATAACTATCTACCATATTTTCCTCAGCCTGAAATTCGTATGATGCTTATGGGATTTGCTGCCAGAGAAGCATTGCATGTCGCAGCCTACTCACATCTTATTGAAACTCTGGGTATGCCTGAAACGACATATCAAGAATTTCTTGAGTATGATTCCATGAAAGCAAAGCACGATTACTTCTTAGGCTTGTCAAATGCGGGCGCAACACCTGAAACTATCGCTACTAATATTGCTGCATTTTCGGCATTCACTGAAGGTATGCAACTCTTCTCATCCTTCATCATGCTCTTAAACTTTCCCCGTCACGGGAAAATGAAGGGAATGGGCCAGATTGTTACTTGGTCGATTGTTGATGAAACGCAACATGCCGAGTCAATGATTAAGTTGTTCCGTGCATATGTTGAAGAGAATAGAGACATATGGAACGATGAACTAAAGTCCAGCATATATACCATTGCAGAAAAGATGGTAGAACTGGAAGACAAGTTTATCGAACTTTCATTCTCTATGGGTGAGATGGAAGATTTGACAGAAT